ATCCGCCTGGGCTTGTGCGAAAGAACCAATTCCTATTGCAGAGCTCTTAGTAGCTGTTGCATAATTTCCAATTCCTATAGCTCTAGATGCACTTGCACTATTAAGATTATGATAAGACCCGATACCAATTGCAAAAGATGCGCCAGAATGTATTATTCCACCACTGCCGATAGCAACTTGCAATAAACCCGGCGCTGAGGTATATGCACCAGTTGAGCCACCATATTGACCTATTAATACAGATTGTGCACCATGATTTGTCTGGCCCCCGATAGCAATCCCAGCTAATTTATTAGAACTTTTTATTCGTAGACCTTTATTAGCACCAGACGCAGTAGTGAATGTAACAGGACTATCAAATTGTGATTCACCTTTTACGTGAAATGATTTTCCTGCAGCAATATTATCTCCGGTGTTTATACCAACCTGAAGAAATGCATTCGGTGAACTATTTGTAAACGAACCTCTGTCTGCACCAAAGAATGCTTTTTGACCAGCCATACCTTTTATTGAAACCGTCTTCGTCATCGTATTTGATGCAAGATTCAACTGATCTAAAAGACGTATTTCGTTTGCACTTTGATAGTTACCCCTAATATTAGCGAAGCCCATCTCGCCCGCGGGTCCTTGGTGTTTAAATACCACTTCGCCTACATACCGTTTAGACACAATATTTAAAGTATCACCACCATCATCTATTGTTTCAAACTCATACATACCACTTGTTTTATTACTATCTAGTTGACCAAGTTTTAAGACAGACTGCTCAGTAGCTGCTGTTCCTCTTACTCGTAGAGTTCCGGTAACATCTAACGTATCTTGCGGTGTACCTGCAGGTGAATCACCAATACTAACTTTGCCGTCTTTACTAATTGTCAGTCTTGATGCTAGGCTTGTTCCGTCATTTGTGTAAAATTGTAAATCGCCGACTGCCGCGCCACCTACTCTTGAAGAAACTATTTTAGCATTTTTAAATGAATCTGTTGTACTAATTGTAAAACCTATACCAACTGAAGAACTACCTGTTGCATCATTTTGTACTCTTAATGGTAATGTCTCACTTCCCGCACTAGTTAACTTAACGAGCAAACTAGTGGCGGGTGCACTGATATGATCATCTATAGAAACAGCGCCAGTAAATGTAGGATCAGTGAACATTGTTGCTTTAGATTCATTAGTAACATTATTCAAGCTTAAATCTGATTTTACTTCACTTGCCGATCTGCCTTCTACTTTAGTTCCGTCTATTCTTAAGAAATCATCATCAGCAGCTGTAGCATTAAACTGTGCAATATTGTTTTCTGATATGCCTACATCTAACGTGCCAGCAGTTCCTAAATGTTGCGTTACATTAGATGCAGCTATTCTTGCATCAGCAAAGGTGCCTGTTGTAATATCTGTAGTCGAAAGCTTAGGTATTCTGGGTGAATCAAAAACACCTGAAGTAATTTTACTTGCAGCTAAACTAGGAATATCGCCGGCGGTTATTTCACCAATAATAGTTGCTGCGGATTTATTTTCCACATTACCTAATCCTAAATTAGTTCTAGCGGTACCGGCATTATTTAAGTCTGATAGATTATTTCCAATTACTAACCTTTGACCAACTGCAGATAAAATATTGTCGATTTGTGCAGGTGAATCATTTAGTGCAGCTGCAATTTCATTTAAAGTATTTAATGTACCAGGAGCAGAATCTACTAAGTTTGATATTGCTGTTGTTGTATAAGCTGTAGTTGCAATTTGTGTAGTATTAGTGCCTGCGCTTGCAGTTGGAGCAGTCGGTGTACCAGTCAAAGCAGCACTAGCAAAAGCAGCGGCTTTGTGTTGAGTTACATTTGATTCCGCAATTCTAGCATCAGCAAACGTCCCTGTAGTTATATCTCCTGTAGACAATTTAGGTATTCTTGGCGAATCTAGAGTTCCGGTTAATTGAGAAGCCCCTATTGATAAAGCAGCTTGATGCTGTGTTACGTTAGATGCAGCGATTCTAGCATCAGCAAATGTTCCTGTAGTTATATCTTCAGTTGAAAGTTTAGGTATGTGCGGGGAATCAAATTCGCCTGTTATCTGAGTTGCTGCAATTGATAACGCACTTTGATGTTGTGTTACATTTGATTCTGCAATTCTAGCATTAGCAAATGTTCCTGATGTAATTTTACTTGTGGCTAAACTAGGAATATCACTAGCAGTTATTTCACCTATAATGGTCGCGGCGGATTTATTTTCCACATTACCTAAACCGACCATAGATTTTGAAATGCCAGTTGCTGTACCACTAACATTTATATCGGTTACATTTATTACTTCATAGTTAGGACTATTATTTGCAATAGCAGTATTAACAAAAGCGGTAGAAGCAATTTGTGTAGTATTTGTACCAGCTGCTGCTGTTGTCGTTGTAGGTGTACCGGTAAGAGCCGCGCTAGTAAACATCGTAGCTTTAGATTCGTTAGTAACATTACCTAATCCTAATTCTGTTCTTATATTTAGCGTATTGGATGTTAACTTAATGCCTGGTAGATTTGGAGTATCGTCAAAAGTAGTAGATCGTACGAATCTAAACGGCGCGTGAGATGTGATCAAAGAATCTGCTATGTTACTTTCGCCTGGTGATTGACTTGGTGATAAATTTGAGTCTATTACTAACATTTGAGGATTAGCATCTGAATCTCTAAAGGTATGACTCCTTGCATCATAAAAAGCTTTTCTAGTATGATTAAACCTAGTTGCATTAGATGGTAGTGCCCCGAATAATTCTATATTAGCACCTGGTATTATGGGTGTGTCTGAAACTCGGTCATAAAAATTATTAAGATACGGGCCATGTAATGTAAATACATCACCTCGAGATGTGCCAGCTGTACTCCCCGCAGGACTTGAATATTGTCCAATAAGTGAACTACCACGAATCTTTACTTGTGTTCTTAAAGTTGGACAATCGCTATCAGTTTCGATCGTAACATCTGTTCCAGTAAAAGTTGGATCAGTTATATTACCAGTAACACTTAGATCACCAGTAATATTTGCATTTGCACCGAGATTTAAAGTTTTTGCGGTAAGTGTTCCTTGCCCTTCGCCTGCTGTACCATCGATCTTAATTCCATCAGATGTACTTCGAAGTACTATAGTTCCTTGATGGTATAAAAGTGTTGGTTGACTTCCTGCAGGAGGAATACCTAATGCGATAGCACCACTGCCAGATCCGCTTAGAACAGATCCTCTGATATAGTTGTATGGAGAGCCGTTAGCACCTTGGAGTTCCGCAAAATATGTTGTACCTCTTAGAAAGGGCGAATTAGAGTCTCGATCTAATTTAAGATCTAATGCTGCCTGTGTTGCTGTAGATATTGGTTTATTTAGATCTCGTGTGTTGTCGACATTTTCAAGAGATAGGCTTGCACGAGATTGTTGTAAAACTGCAGAAGTAGTTTTTACTGTTTCTGGTTTATTGATCGTTGCGTTTATCGCCGTCGACCCTGTTATTGTTGACTTAATAGCCATATATTAGTCCTTATGATGGCGAGTCTACACCGATACCTTCTCCAGAAGAAAATGTCTGTGTAACACTAGGTGTAATTTCAATATGTCCCTCTAAAATTCTTGTTACGATATCCGGGCTAGAAGATGCATCTACTACTTCTACATCATACACGTATCTACCGGCTTGTAAAGATCCAGTTTGATCTGAGTTCAAAGATATTGTAACGGTGTCTTGTACAGGAGAGTTTTCAGATACTGATGCGGTGAAAGTAGTAGCAGTAGACGAACTATATGATTTTCTGATCTTACCTCGTGCGGTATAATCATCTAACTGAAAGAGGGTACCATCGGTCTGGCTTAAATTAATCGTTGTACTAAACGTAGTGCCCTGATCTATAATAAAATTTGCTCGTGTGGCCATGTATAAATACCTATGTAAGTTTAAATTATGTATCTATTTATAAAGAAAGGTGACACAGATGAGCATAGAATTAGATCAATACCTTGAAAAACAGCCGATCTATCAGTTCAAATTAATGGATGGCACTACAATCGTAGCAAAATTATGTGATATAGATGACAATAACCAGGTGCATCTAGAAGAACCACACGAGGTACATTATCGTGAGGGAGATACACAAATGAGTATTGCACTACATAAATGGATGTATATGTCAGATGAAACACGTACTTCTATTAGTCTAGATCATGTACTAGCTTACTCAGAATTAAATGTGGATTCTAAGTCCTTCTACTCAAAAGCTATTCTAAAGGCTAAAGTAGATGTGTTGAAGAAGGAGTTGCAGAAAAGAGAAAATCAGTCAATATTTTCTGATGTGGTCAATTCAATAATAGATGGACTTGATAATCAAGATTACGTTGATCCATTGTCTGATTGGAACTTTGACGACTACAACAATGATCGTTGGAACATTTGATTGAACTTAATTATTATACCAAAATCTGAATTGTTTGTACACACAAAAATTAAATAAAATTAGGTATGTACATTCGCACTAAATCATGTTAATATATACATATGAAAAATAAAGCAAAGAAACCACACTATGTAAACAATCGTGATTTTTCTGAAGCAGTCGTTACACATGTAGCTACAACCAATAAAGCAAAAGAGAGCGGTACGGAAGAACCTATTATCTCGGAATATATTGGTGAATGTTTTATGAAGATTGCTGAAGGTCTTTCACATAAACCGAACTTCATTCGTTATACATATAGGGATGAGATGGTTATGGACGCGGTTGAAAATTGTATCAAAGCTATTGGTAACTATAATATTGAAGCTGCAACCCGAACGGGCAAGCCTAATGCCTTCGCGTACTTTACACAAATATCCTACTTCGCTTTCTTGCGTCGTATAGCTAAGGAGAAAAAACAACAAGATATTAAGTTAAAGTATATCGAACAATCAGGCTTCGAAGCATTTGCAGATCTCGATGGAGATTATGATGGCGATAGCATTGTAGAAAGAATTAAATCAAGAATTGATGCTGTTAAAGTTAAAGATGAATCCTTGAATGATTGGGCAAAAGCAAATAATTTTACTACAAAAAGGGGACGCAAAAAGAAGCAATGAAAATAGCTATATTGAATGACACACACTGCGGTCTTAAAAACGGCAGTGATGTTTACTTAGATAATGCAGAAGCTTTCTATTCTAATGTGTTTTTCCCATATCTAGAAGAACATAATATTGATACAATCTTTCATCTCGGTGATTATTATGATCATCGTAGGTTTGTAAACTTCAAAGCTCTTGAGCGAAATCGACATATGTTTTTGGATGTCCTTCGTGAAAAAGGTATACACATGTCAATTATTCCAGGTAATCACGATGTATACTATAAAAATACAAATAGTCTTTGTTCTTTAAAAGAGTTACTTGGTCATTATACTGATTGTGTTAGTATATATATGGACCCGACTGACTTGCATATCAATAGTAATAACTTTGATGATGCTGAAATTAATGAAAAAAATATAACAGTCGGATTAGTACCATGGATAACATCAGATAACGAAAAGAAATGCATTGATTTTATTCAGAATACAAAGTCTCAAGTATTGTTTGGCCACTTTGAGTTAGCTGGTTTTAAGTTTATGGCTAACGCGAATATCAAGTCGCACGGCATGGGCACAGAAATTTTTAATAGATTCGATGCTGTTTATTCTGGTCATTATCATACAAAGTCCAGCCAAAGCAATATCACATATCTAGGAACTCAAATGGAGTTTACATGGTCTGATGCGCATGACCCAAAATACTTTCATGTCTTCGATCCAGAAACAAGAGAGATGGAAGCTATAAGAAATCCATATACGTTGTATCGTAAGCTATACTACTCTGATGACGAACAATCGGACTACTCGGATGTGACCGGCAAGTTTGTTAAAATTATTGTAGGTGAACGTAAGGATCATTATTTATTTGATAGATACTTTGATAAAGTACAAGCAATGAATCCACAAGACTTAAAGATTGTAGATAATATTGCAGATATATCAGCAGAAACTATCGAAGATGAAAAGATCAATCTAGAAGACACAACTACACTGCTCAATACGTATGTCGACGCTCTTGAAGTAGATCACGATAAGACTAAGCTTAAGAAAATGTTAACCGAGTTATATAACGAAGCTATTAACTTAAACTCAATATAGAATGTACAAATTCATCTTTCTGTGTTAGAATATACCTATTCATAATAAGGATATATAATGATTAGATTTAAGACGTTAACTTTTAGTAACTTTCTTTCTACGGGCGATCAGCCTACGACTATTCATTTAGATAGTCACAAAACTACTCTTGTTGTTGGTACAAACGGTGCAGGTAAGTCAACAATGCTGGACGCGCTGTCCTTTGCATTGTTTGGCAAACCTCACCGGAATATTAATAAGCCACAGCTAATTAATAGTATTAACGGCAAAAAGTGCCTTGTCGAAGTTACCTTTTCAATCGGTACATCTGAATATAAAGTTGTTCGTGGAATAAAACCAGCAAAGTTTGAGATTTGGAAAGACGGCGAAATGTTAAACCAAGAATCTCATGCGCGGGATTATCAGAAAGTTTTAGAATCAAATATTCTTAAATTAAATCACAAGTCTTTCCATCAAATCGTGGTCCTTGGTTCAAGTAACTTTATACCTTTTATGCAGCTGCCGGCACATCATCGACGTGAAGTAATTGAGGATCTACTTGATATCGGTATCTTCACAAAGATGAATACTGTACTAAGAGATAAATTACTTACAATAAAAAATGAAATTAGCTATGTCAAAACACAAATTGGTATCGCCGAAGAAAAGATTAGCCTACAAAAAAGCCACATCGAAAAAATTAAATCAATCGACGATAGTCAAAAAAATGAAATTCAAGGCGAGATCGAAGAGCTCAATGAACACAATAAGCTGCTCAGAGAAGCAAACGAAAAACTGACAGAGCAGCTATCGACAGACATAACTCAAGATGATATGCAGTCCATTCGTGCTAAACAAAGCGAGCTCAGCAAATTCGAAGGCAAACTCGAACAAAAAGTAAGCCGTTATAATGGTGAACAGCAGTTTTTCATAGATAATCAATCTTGTCCAACGTGTGGTCAACATATCTCAAAAGAACTCAAAGACGAAGCAACTCAAAAAATACATGAAAAGCTTTTTGAATTAGAGGAAGGTAACACCGCACTTCAGAAAGAAATTAGTAAAACAAACACGGAGTTTGAGCGAGTTCAGTCCGAGCTAGTACGAGTACGTAATGTAGCCCAAGATATTTCAACAAATACCGGTACTATTAACCAAAATCAAACTCGGATTAATGGGTTAAATACTAAGCTCACTCAAGAGAATGATACTACAGAAGACGAAGCAAAACTCAATGAGTTATACGAATCATTGAATGAAAATACTACTAAATCAGCTGAGTATAGTGAAGGTTTAAGTTATTGT